GAGCAGACTAACTAAGAGTGTATCTTAAAAAGACCTTAAATCTAGGTGCAACAGGGGCCTGCTGTATAGCCGAGAACCAAAAGAGATTTAAGTAGAAACGAATTCCAAAGGGTGTAATAACAAAAAGCTGGAATAAAGCGATTTGCATAAAATTTTTATTTTGTTTTTAAATTTGCGAGTTTAAAATGACATTTCGGTCATACGTTGATTAGACGTTAATAGAAAAGAATCACATGAAAAACCGGAGAAAAATAAGAAGAAATATTGTACTAACTACAAGAAAATTTTAAAAGAGCAGTTATGGGGGACCGATAGGAGCTGGTAAATAACCATACGGTCGGGTGGTATAGGGTGTGGTGGTACCGTTGAGAATAGTAACCATAAGATCGGATTGGGTTGGTGGAACACCTCTGAACATGCCGAATCTAAAAGTGTCAGCGCCATTCATATGGATCGAAACAATAGCATTAGGGTTGTCAGGGCCAGTGCCGCCTGCACCATAAATGGAATCAGTCATGACAGGTTGAACCATTAGTAGGTAGCCATAGGCGGGCATAGTGGAAGCAAGGTTCATAAGGGAGTTGGCCTGAGAAAGACCAGAATTGTTGTAAATTTTTGTGCATCTGGTTTCAACGGTATAAGGGATCTCAATTTCAACTGAAGGAGCAGCTTTGGTGGCCATAGCGCTAGCCAAGCCAGGACCAGCACGTGTGTGCCCATAACTAGATTTATTCCATGAAACGTCAAAATCGGAAGGAGCAACAGTATCGTGATTGATCACACGGTCAGGAACAGTCTGATACGGACTATAAGTGAAATTGGAATTTATTTTGGGCGAGCGTGTAGTAATAGCGAAAGATTCAGCAATAGTGGCCATTTGTGCAATTAAAAAAGTTGGATCAAAGCAATCGAGAGGCACAGTTTGCGATGCTGCCGAACAAGCAAAAGTAGCAACATTGAGAACAGCAGTGGGAGGAACATGGATGAAATAAACAGGTGGTGCAGAACCGGTGGAATTGACAAAATTAACATATAGCTTCATACGCACATCACCACAATATGCTGCAAAGCAAGAACCAATACGATTAAATACTGGAAGCGAAAGGAGCATTTTGTCAATACTGACAAAAGAATAACCGTAAGGAACAAGACCAGTGGTGGAGTTAGCCTTCCAACCGTTAGTGTTGGTCAAAGTTAAAGCCTGGTAAATGGGAACATGCGCAGCAAAATAAGTTCGCTTAAGACAATCACGAAGAGTGCGAATACGCTCTGGAAGAATGGAGGGGGGCTCACTACAAGTGGCAGCAGAGCCAACACCAGATTGAGGAACAGGGACGTCGGAAGAAAAACGAGGCGTATGAAACTCGAAATTGTCACCAGCACGAACGGTAACATTGACGTCAATGGTAGTGGCAATGCCAGCGGAAGTAACAAGAGGATTAAGGACTGTAACAAAAAAAATACCAATGGCTCCAGATTTATAAGGATAAACGTATCCAGCACCGGTTGTACGAGCAAAAATGCCGGAACCATGGCAAGAATCGTTGGTAACAGGGCACCACGGAGTATAATGTTGATAAGGAATGCGTATTTCGTAGCATTGATTAGTCTTGTTGACTTCAATGACTTTACCATAGTAGGTGGTAGGATCAATGTTCCCAACAGCGAAATTTGGAACATCGTTGACGTTATAAGCATATCCGGCAAAAAGCTTGGCAGTATGATGTTGCGAGCCAACTACCTCAATGCAAAAAACAATATCGCCACGCCAATAAGAAAACAAATTGGCGAAGTAGCTAAGAGTAGTGGAATTGTTTGTAGTAACAACTCCCGGTGCTTGATATCTGTAACCGACAGTAGGAGAAATAGGCAACTTGTATAAAATGGTGCCAAATGTGGAAGTTGTGGAAATGGTAAAAGGTGTAAGCATGGATGGAATGGTGATGAGATTAGAAAGAAGCATCTCGTCAACGTTGGTCTCAAAAGATGAATAGCGACAAATAGTCATTGTCTCAGGATACATGGACATACGTTCAGTGGGAACGACGCCCTTACACGAAGAAAGTGAAGAAAAATTGCGGTGAGTAACTGTAGTAGGATTCATGGGATCAGTAGGGAGATCAAGAGCAGTAACGTCGAAATCATCACCTTCCATGTTAATAGGTAAAGTAGAATCCGTAACATTATTGAGCGTTTGATTTATGTTGGTAACATCAATAAGGCCTTGAGCAAAACCCAAAGAAGGTTTAGGAATAGACATATGAATGTCACAAGCATTGACATAAGCTGTCCATCCCAGGGAAGTGGAAGCGCTAGTACCAGGATTGAGCACATTACGAACAACAAGCCAAGCGGTGGCGTAAGTCTCGTTCGTACATGCATCGTATGGGGCAGGAATGGAATTTTCAGTTGACATATAATCATATACAGAATACCAAGGTACTTCAATTTCCGCCACTGTGTTCGCACGGGCAAGTAAAGTAATGTGGTTATTCTGCATAAGATTATTTAAAGATGGCGTACCAGAATTACTAGGATCTCGAGGCAATAAAGTATTGGGACGAACAGCTAGCATCAACTGGCCAGCGTGCATATCGGTACCATTAAGTTCGACACGTAGTCTAAAAGTACCACGGAAAAAAGTAAAACGTTTAAGCATTTTAGTAAATCTATCTATTTTAAAAATAAGGTCGGGAAAATCAAAACGGTACAAAAGTGAACCGGCGGTAGAAGTTGTAGCCCAAGTACCAGAAGCAACGCGCACAGGAGTGCGAAACATATCATTGCAGTGCCAATCAGGTTCACAAACAGAACCGCCTTTTTTTGAAATATATAAATTAGTAAGGGAAGAAATAGGTGTTTGTTCATCAAAAACAATGCCCTTTTCGTCTGTAGACGTCAATTTAGGGGTTGTTTTGTCAACAGTAGCCCGTTGGAAAGGGCGCGGTTGAGGAGGGCCAGAGGCCACTTCGGCTGTAGAGGGTATAACATTATCGTTTGTTGAGCCACTTTTTACAGGGGCTTCCCGCAATGGGGTGTCCGTAGACGTTTGAATTATATTGGAAGAAGACATCATGAGTGTTAAAGGGTATTTAACGTCACCGCTGACGGGAAGATCTATTGTTGATCTTGCCAAATAGGAAGAAGAGTTGAATACATGGAAGACGAAGAAACATCAAAATAAGTATGAGATAACTGATTATAAGAAGGTAAACACATATTAAACATATAAGCGTGCATGATAGATTGAATTTGCTTAACAAAGTGCCCATATTCTGTACCGCCATAAAAGAAAACATAACGGCATGCAGTTTGAACATTAACTTCAATTGCTTGGTTATGGGTTAAATTTGGTTGTTTGCGAACATAATTCAACATACTGTGTATGGAATCCATGTTCAAGAGTGGAAAAACATAACAACCACAAACACGGAATTTGCGCTTTAAGAAAGAAACGTCATTAATCGATTTGTAGACAGGATTGCCAGTTTTGTCGGCATCAGTCAAGCACATACCAATAGAACAAACGTAAGCACAAAAACCGGCTAAGGTAAAATTAATAAATAAATCTGTACGCACAGTAAATAAAATGTCATCACCATAGACGACAGCGTAGACAAAACGGTAAAAAGAAAGCACGTTATGGTGACGTGCTGGAACAGTACGAATATAGTACATAATAAAAAGTAACAAACCAACAAAGGAGTTCAAAATAGAAGTGAGGCCGTTACCAGAAGGATTGCCGTGCGTTTTCATAAAAACATGATCTCTACAGATAATAAAAGTAAAAATTAGCTCATGAAACAAAACACGTCGAACACGTGCATTTTCTGGGCCATCGTCGTACCACGCATTGATCAAATCGCAAACAGCGAAGATTAGTTGCGAAAGGAGGGTACCGTCGTAATGGCGATAATCTCCTTCACCAACTTCAGCTGAAATAGAAACCAATCTGTGGTATAATGACTGCCAAGCTGCAGATTCTGGATTGATACCAACAGCAACACCAAACTCCAAACCAAAATGAACAATAAAAGCGGAAAGTGAGCCAGTGTATTTACGTAACAAAAGTGTGAAATCCATTGGAGGAGAAATAAACACACGCGTGTCACCGTTTTCAATCTTAGGACGCTTAAGTAATTCGTCTTTAAGAGTGCTTGTCCATAGTGAAGAAATGCGCTTGTTCTGTTTAGCAGCATCCTCACGGGTCTTGACTTGTTGTGCCATAAACGGTGTAAGAACCCATTTTTCATTGGTAAAATTAAGAAAAGCCATCTTGCCAGGCTTGCCATGTGAAAATTGGGGCAAAACATATGGAAAACCGGATGAGGTGTGGGGATTTATACGGTCAAGACCATCTGTACCATTACAAACTTCATCGTCTGTAAGAATACGTGGTTTCCAGTCTAAAGATTTCATCTTAGTCAAAAGTATGTCGGAAGCCAAAGACAAGTTTAGTGGATCAACACATGAATCAGGACCGCCGTACTTAGACAATGCATTTGGTAAAATATTGCGAGCAGTAGTGCGACGATCTTTTTCACTAAGGACAGATGGTATTTTATTGTGTGGTAAATGGTCGGAAAAGAAAGTGGGTGTGAGTAAAGTTTTAGTAGGTTGGTGGGGAGTAACATCAGGCGGTAAAATGCCACAAAACTCTAAACCCTCAACAGCAAATAGTGGTTCTGTACTACGATTAGCATAACCGATAGACTCACACTGAATATTGTCTTCACTCATTAGGGAAGCAAGCTGTTCTTGGGTAATTAAACAAGCAGCTGCCAAATTGTCACCTTGCCATCCAACCAAGTGAACGCCTAAAATTTTGGAAACTAACATAGTGGAAAAGGCAACTAAAGGTGATCCGCAGTCACCACAGACGGTGTTAGCATGGTATTGCCATCCATCTTGCAAGGTATTAACTTTATTGCCAACAAGATACGAAATAGAGCGATTCATGGGGCGAGCAGTAGTTTCAATGGCAAAGATCTTATCTCGCCTAACAAGGAGTTGAGCGGGTAAAGTAGAATGGCGACCAAGATCAGAAGATTTAATAAAGTGATGTGAAATATCCTTTAACGGATATATAGATTCGGAAGCGTCATAAAGACACCAATCCTTGCCAGTTTTACGAAGATTTCTTAAAACAATAGGCATGGAAACGATTTTATGAGCGGAATTAACAAAATAGGAGACACGCAAAATGCCCTTATTTAAAGGAGAACCTTCTTTGTCGGCGAACAGATGTTCTGGAAGTAAAATGTAGGAATGACCGACAAGTAGGCCATTAGTAGAAGAATAAACGGAGATACCATCTGGTGACAATGTAGTAGCTTGTACTATGCGTGGAGCGAGAACGTCGTTAGTAAGTTGGACAGCGTTAGCATCGGAGGTGGCTTCAGCAACGCGTATTGGAGCGGCTTTAACTCTAACTTTGGCATGGTAGCGACCAGCCATATCGTATGACTTTTCAGGTGTGACTTCGTCATTCAAGGTAGATTGAGCAAATTCGCTTTTAAGTCTGTCAATTTCGAGGTCAAAAGGTCTAGATGTAAATTCTACGTGATTGTCGCGTAAAAGTTTTATAGTTTCCTCGAAGTCACGCATAGCCATGGCAGCGTCAAAAATGGTGTGAGTGGGGGATCTAATTAGGCCCAGCTTGCGTAAAGCAGTGTTGTATATGTCATGGTAACCTTTTTGGCGCAAAATGCGTTCGGTGTACTCTTGAATACGCTTAGAGTCTTCTGGGTCAACGCCTGATCTACTAAGCGCAATGGCAACTTCATTCACAGCATTGGTCTTATGGGCAAAAAAGAAACCAACAAGTGTACGCACTGATGCAATAAGGCCAGAGAACGCCGAAAGATATTTAATATATTCGGTTATGGCAAAAGGTCTACCGTTTAGCATACCACCCAACGTGTCAAAAATGCGATCACCATACCTCGGAATATCAAAACCTGTGTTAATAAGATGTAAAGTAGTATTATAGGCTGTAACCATTTGTTCTAAACCAAATTGAGCGATGGGAGGATTTAGAATATTGGCGACAGGAGGAGGAGGAACAGTTGCATGTAAAAAAGTACGAATTTTGTCATCGTATAAGCGAGTTTGCAACGCATCATGGGCAGCATGTGCAAGCTTGATGTCAGCCAAAAGTTCGTCTGCGGTCATGGCTTGGCCAGCAGGAGCATTAGGATTAAGAGGATCACGTCGTCGAAACTCTAAATGAGAAAAGTTGACGTTAGTATTGTCAAATGCTCCAACTTTAGTGGCCTCAACGAGATAATGACGGCGGCGCAACACAGCATCGGAATTCAAAACGGATGTGCTCATATTGGGGTATGGAGTATTAGTACCCAAAACAACAAGTTGAGCATTGCATAACGTGCCTTTCTTACCAATAGCTGCAGAATCAACAGAAGCCATATTAAGAATGGTTTTATTCGATGTAACTAATTCAATAAGCTCTGAATAATTGGTATCGACGCGGGTGGACCAGTCGTCATAAAGAATACAGGCCTGACCTGTATAACCATCCCAAAAATCAGAATCAGAACTGCGGGCGTAGCAGCGAGTTGCTGCAGGCACATGTGGTAACAAAGCATTAACGATATAGGGTAAAAATTGAGATTTACCAATTTGGGACTGACCACACACACAAACGCAAAAAGGCGTTTTGCGACCAAACAAGTCAGCAGTACGTGAGTCAAGTAAAGCCTTGCGATCGTCAATTTTCTTAAATAAATCC